GTCATAGATTCTTCAGCTCCAACTTGTGAAAGGAAACCAGATATAGTCCTAGGACCAAATACCTCAGCTTCTTTCTCCATTAGATCTGGTAAATATTGTTGCGCCCAACCAGCAGTGGCTGTCGCAGTAAAATCGATGTAGTTTGAAGTTAGTGCTTGTTGCTGTTGAGCAGGAACACTATTTAAACTACCACCAGGAGTAATTGCCATAATTTTAAATTTTTAATTGTTATTTTTTGTTTTTAATTTTAAATTTGAAGTCATTAGCAGAATCACCATCTAACGCTCTAACCGTTATTCCACCTGCGTTTATTTCAGGATTCATAGTTTGTCTAGGCGTCATATCTACGTTTTTAGCTTCGTCGACACTTTGTTTTAACGCATCGGCTCTACCTTGCTCGTAAAAGTGATTAGCAATAATGTCAGGGTTCATAGCTGTATATAATCCCTTGTGATAACCTGCTTCATCCGTCATATTATAATCTTTGTCCACAAACTTTGTGATAAAATTATTTATGTCACTTTGAGATTTTTTAACTTTGTCAACGTCATTAACATTTAATCTAAATTTCTTGTCTCCGATATTGTATTCAAAACCTTTGAATTGATCTCCAAAAAATCTATTTGTTTTGTTTAAAAACTTATTAGTAACGTCTTCTTCAAACATTGCTCTTTGCTGTGCTTCGTTAGCGAAATCAATAGCTTCCTGTTGCTCTTTAGTGAGCTTTGATCCACTTTTAATTTCTTCATAATATTTGGACTTTAACCCGTCCAAGTGGTTTTTAGCGTCGGCAACTTGCTCTTTTAACGCTAATTTTTTTCTTTTAATCTCTTTATCACTGTCTTCGTCTTCGTTATAAGAGAATTGATCTTCCATAAGGAAGTTAATTTCTTCTGCGTTTAAATGTGGTTTTGTCTGTTTATAATATTCATGTAATAAATCTTGATTATCCATTTCACTATAATCTTGATTAAGTTTAACGTAATCATTTAAATCGCCACCGGTTTCATTTATAAAATCAACTACTTTTTGAATATTTTCTGGTAATTCTACTCCAGCTTCTGTAGCTTCAACAATAGTATCCGCGATTTTTGTTTCTAATTCTTCAACTTTCTCCTCATTAGTAATTTCTTCTATCGCTGGAGTTTCTTGTGTTTCTGTTTCCGGTTGTATTTCTTTTTGTTCTTGTGTGGACTCGGTGTTTTCAACGAGTTCAACCACTCCGCTGTCGTCAGCGTTATTTTCTTTAGTTTCATTTTCTTCTGGTTTTACTGGTTTATTTAAATCAACCTTAGTTATAGTTTCTTTACTTAAATCTACAACAGGTTTTTTCATTGTTGCTTCAACTTTAGTTATATCGCCTTTAGTTTCTTTTCCTTTAGGTTCTTTAACTTCAGTTTTTTTAGTAGTTTCTTCAACTACTTCTTCTTTTTTCTTTTTTGCCATAATATAATATAATAATAGTTAATAAATGTTACATTCTAAAAGCGTCTAAAGTACCACCATCATCTTGAAAATTCTTTGGTGGAGTGCCGCTTTGTTTTTGATCAATTAGTTGTGATTGCTGTGTTCCTTCCATTCTCGTTCTATCGTCTTTACGATTTTCAGCCATTATTTGACCTTCTGTTTTGGTTTGCGCCTCTAATTGTTTTAATTGCATATTGTGTTGGAACTCTAATTCCATTAAACTTCTTTTTATCTCTGCCTCTTCTTTTAATAATTGTGATTTACCTTCAGTTTTAATACTTTCAAGTTTTATTTCATTTTCAATAGCAGCTTTACCTTTATCTACTTCAGCTTTCGCTTGAGCAGCTGCTGCTTTTTCTTGTGATCTACCTTGAGCCTCTGTTTGCTCTAATTGATTAGCTTGGTCTTTTTCTTCTTTTTGTTTTCTTCTTAATTTAAGTAATTGATTTGCTAATTTAATATTTTTGATTTGTCTTAAATCTATTGCGTCTTCCAAATTAATACCTTGTTGTCCTAGCGCTGCTTGTATATTGTTTTCAAGCATTTGTTTTTCTTCTTCATCTGGTTCTAACTCTAAGAATATACCAAAGTCATATAAATGTAAATTTGACATTTCTTCTAATGTAGCAATGTTATGAGCTCCAATAGCTTCTATAAAAGCTTTTTTAGTTGGTGAATATTCTATAATATCAGATATTCTAAGTGATAATTGTTCTGCTACATCAGCCGTTAAAAACAATCCACTGTTCATTATATGTCTTGTTGCGGTATTTGAATTTGCTGCTGCTAGTTTCTGAACGCCAACTAATGATCGTTCGGCTGGTGTAGAAGCATCACTAGCTTCATTTAAACCAGTCACGTCTCTTATCATTTGTAAATAATAATTGTACGTTCCTATTAATTGCTGCATTTTATTACTACCAGCACCATTGTTTATTTCTTGTATAGGTATTTTACCTGGATTACCTTCACCATCTATGGTTTGTGATCTACCAACAATACTACCAGTTTGGAAGAACATGTTTAAAGCTTCTTGTGGATTATAATTAGTTCCATTACCTAAATCAACCTCAGCTAAACCATCAACATCTAAGAATACACCATCAGGAGTTAATCTAGACAATACTTGTTGTATTTTAAGGTGTGTAAGTTGTATCATGTCAGCAAAACCAGTTATTCTACTTACAAGTGATTCTATACGTCCCTCATACATTCTAGGAGCTACTATACTATAGTTCATTTTAACTTTAGTATAATCACTCTTAAGTCTCATCATATTCTTAGCTCTCTCCCATTTTATAAGTTTATCTGTACCTATTATATAAGCTCCTTCAAATAAACATTCTACAGATTTAGATACTTTATCATATTTTCCTTCTAAACTTTTTGGGGGATTAAATGAATCATCTTTTTTAACAGCTTTTTTCCCACCCATACCTGTTTCTTTAATTTTGTAAACCTCGTTCATATAGGTTTTATAATTAAAATAAAGAACATCTACTTTGTTATTGTCAGATTCTTCTGGAGAACCTTTACGGTAAAAATTAGACATAGTACCGGTACTACTTTTAGCTATTTTTTCTAATTCTTTATGATCTAGATAAGGGAATTGTTTTTTAAGCTCATTAATAGGTATTGATTTTACTTCACCTACATAATATATGTCTTCAAAATAAGGAGATTCTGTATAAGAGTAAACTAAATCAGCTGGATCTACATAATCTATAGTAACACCTTCTGCTGTATTAAAACCTGTTCTTACAGCTCCTATACCTAATACAGTTAAATCTTGATAAAATCTTCTTTTTATTAAATCATATCTATTTCCTTTCATTAAAGTTTCTATAGCTTGCTCTTCTGCGATTTCAACCTCTTGCTTATAGCTAAGCTGCATATGTAATTGAAACTCTTCTTCTGTAGTTGGAAGTTCTTCAGCTAAATCTGTAGATTGTAATGGTACTTGAAAGTTTTCCATGCAAAAATCATGAAATTCTTTCATTTTCATATCTTTTGCAATATTTTGCATATATTCAGTTCTTTTTACAACACCATAAGGATCTTGTGAATATGCTTTTACTTTAAATAATCGTTCTGCTATACCATTAACTACTATATCTACAAATTTAGGTATAATAGGAACAGGTGTCCAATCTAAATTAAGATAAGATAAATCACCATTTATAGAAAGTTCGTCTTTGTATTTTTGAACGGATTGTTCACCTCGAGCGTATAGGCGTAATTTGTGAAATTTAGATATGTTACTACGAAATCTACCGCTAGCACCATATGATTTTGAGAACCACTCGTGTTGAATTGCTTTCGCAACTTTTATTCCATAGTCGTAACTCATTTTTTCTAAGTCACTAACAACTTGGCTAGGAAAATGTCTATTTATAACTGATTCGGCCATACTTAATTTTTAATTATTCTACTAGTGTTACCTCTTTGACTATATTTGGCAAAATTTAAATTTAATGGTTCTCGTTGAATTTTTGCATTAGGAACATATAGATGTTTATTGTTTGCCATTATAGCCAAATCAGA